TCGTTTCCTCCCTGATATCGCAAAGAATAAAATAATTAAAATTTTTGTTGACAAACCCTGCACTGTTTGCTATTATATTTGAGCCGGTATCGTGCTGGTGTAGCTCAGTTGGTAGAGCAGCTGATTTGTAATCAGCAGGTCGGGGGTTCGAGTCCGTCCACCAGCTCCACCTGTATTTAAATTGCATATTGTATTTGGGGGATTTCCCGAGTGGCCAAAGGGGACAGACTGTAAATCTGCTGGCAATGCCTTCGGTGGTTCGAATCCACCATCCCCCACCAAAGCAGAGCCAGACGAACCATGCCGGTTCGCCTGGCTTTTGCTATGCTCCGACGATCTACATGGTCAGCGGCATTTTCGTTCTGGTCTGTCCGTTCGATCATGCTCGGAAATGAAAAAAGCGGCTACCGCACAGTTTCTCTGCTGTGTGGTAGCCGCTTCGTTTTTTATCATAGCCATAACGGTTTTCGTTATATTCTACCAAAACCCTGCGGAATTCTAAAATCGTTGTTAGAATCTACCGTAAAGGAGCATGGCTATGATTAGGATTTTACTGTCCACCCGGCTTGGCGAGCGAAGGTGGACGCAAGCTGACCTTGCGAGGGCAACAGGAATTCGACCTTCGACAATCAATGACCTGTACCACGAGATCGCTGAAAGGGTCAACCTGGAGCATCTCGACCTCATTTGTGAGGCGCTGGGGTGTGAGCTGTCAGATCTGATGGTCCGGGAGGAAAACCCGGATGTCAGAGTCAAATCGCGCACCGGCGCGGATATACATAGCAAGCGTTAAGCCTGCTCCAAGGCCTCGGGCGTTCAAGCGTCCGAGGCCTTTTCTTATATGGCTTCGCCATCTTGGGTGACGAAGCGAATTTCAACTGTACAGCCGAGTGCAGCTGCCAGCTCGACGATATCCTTTTCTGTAAAGTTCCCGCGTGTCATTTTGTTGGACAGGTTTTGCCGCGTCTGCCCGGATGCCTCAGCCAATTCGCCCATCGTTATTTTCTGCCGTTTCATAATCAGGCGGATCTTTTCGGCAACAGAGAGTCCCATGCTCTCACCTCCTCACTCGTACTATACACTAAAATGTGTCACTTGTCAAAAACTTTTTTACAATTTCCACGGAAAAGTGTAAAATAATCGTTGACAAGTGACACGAATTAGTGTAATATAATGCTTGTAAGGAAGAGGAACAAACCTCTTCGGAAAGGAGGACTGGCCGTTGGACAACGAAGAAAAAAGAGCCCTGCAAGAGCTACTGAAAATCTTGAGTGATCACCCCGAAGTTGCAGAACGGATAACGATCACAATCAAGCCCAACAGTAAACCCAAGCAGGGCAAGCAACCAGAGGACTAACCCCGGCGCTGAGGGGGAGCGGGAAGCTCCCTTCCCCCTTAGTATAAAGCCCCGGACCGGAAAATACAAGGAGGAACGTAAAATGATGATGTCTGAATTTATCGACCGCACCGGCTTCGAGCCGACCGCCAAAGAGTACGCCAAGATCGAAGAGGCCTACTACAACTTCGATGGCGACAAGGATGCCTTTTGCAAGGCTTTCGTCAAGGACGGCGGGGCGCGGAAGCTCTGCAAGGCCAGAGCTTCCGAAATTGACCGGCTGAACAGCTTGCTGATGGAAAGCGAGCGGCAGTACAAGAAGGATGTCGCCGACCGCGAGAAGCGCATCGACGAGCTGACCGCCGAGCTGGACAAGGAGCTGGAGTGGAAGCCCAGCGACAGCACCGGCACGAACATGGAGCAGAAGAGTTACGAGGAGCTTGCCAAATACGGCAAGGTGATGACTGACGATGAAGCCAAGGCGTTTATCGCTGACGAGTGCGGCTTCGCTCCCGAGAAAATCCATATTCTCCATGAGGTCAACACCTACGAGATCAACAAGCATCGCCGCCTCCGCAAGTCCGCCACCTTCGACCGCGCGCCCGTGTACGAGTCCACCGACTGGAACTATGTCCGCTTTGACTGTGCCTACTTCATGTATGAGCTGGTCAACGGTGAGCTCCGCTTCTACAGCTGCTAAATTATCGCCCGCCCCGGAGGTCACGAGGGCTGAAAGGACAGAACATGAACAAAATCCGCAGAAAGAATCTGCAGAGCATCATCGACCAACTGGAGGAGCTGAAAGGCAGCCTCGAAGACCTGCAGGCCGAGGAGGAAGAGTACCGCGACAACATCCCGGAGAATATGCAGGAGAGCGAGCGTTACGAAAAGGCGGACGAGGCCTGCGACAACCTCTCCGAAGCCGTGGATAACCTGGAGGAAGTCATCAGCAGCATCGAAGCTGCCATTGAGTGAAAGGCGCGAGCATGAGGAAAATTACTGTCTTCGACTTTTGCAGCCAGATTGGCGCGGCCAGCGATGAAATCCCCGTTGTGGTGAAAGCCGGTATGCAAAAAATCGGTCGCTTCCGTAGCTTATACAAGATTCCGGCGCAAGCGATGCCGGGAGTGCTGGAAGCCAAAATCACCTATGTTACCATGGGGCGCGAAGAAATCATCATCCAGGTCGCATTGAAAGACTACAACACCAAGCTGTAACTGCTTGACTAGCTGACCTATCGGCACGACGGGGAGAAAGAGTATCGCAATGGAAAAGAAAGATTTGACCTTTACATTTGACCCCAATGATTTTGACGGTATGTGTGAGCTGATGGACAAGTATGGCGATAGCGACACGATGTTCATGGGCGTCAATACCGAATTTGAGGAAACGGAAATTTCCATCTTTCCCGATAAAATCGTCTATGCGACCTACCAGCACAACGGCTGGAAGCGTGAGAATGTCTACTGGCGCGACGGTACTCGCGAAGAAACATTCAAAGGCCGCTGGAAGTCCAGAAATTAACATGAGGAGGTACACCATGGAGAGCAGGTCTTGGACGGTCACATATCGCAATCGTGACAACGGCCAGCGGATCACCGCCGCCGTATTCGCGGCAGATCCGCAGCAGGCGCAGAAAAAGGCCCAAGCCGATGGTCAGATTGATGGCCGCGAGGTATGGGAAGTCGAAAGCGTCGAACCGCACGAGGAAACGCTGGCACGAATTCTCATTGCTGAATTCAGCAAGAAGCAGCGGGGCGGGCATTTTGCCTGCCCCCGCTGTGGGAAGATGACGATGGACGCGGAAAGCGTCACGCACAACGCCCTCAGCCGCCGGGCAACGGTCTATGTGTGCGACACCTGCGGCACCGAGGAAGCTCTGGAGGATATGCTGGACGAGCGGATGCCGCTGACTGCATGGGCCATCACCACCGCGCCGGAGAACTGGCGCATGGCCGAAGGAGGAGAAAAGCATGAGTGAGCCGTGGACTCCTGAAGAATTGACCGCCGCCAGCGCCGCGATGAAAGCCGCAGGCCACATGAGCTATGAGGAGCTCTGCGCCGCGCCGAGGCTTCGGCTGGAGTACCGTGGCCGCGACAGCTGGGATCGCCCTGTCTACGAGTGCGACGGTCGGCTCTATGTCGATGTCGACCCACGCCGGAGCAGACCGGCCGATATCTGCACGAAGCAGGGCAACGCCTTTGATGGAGAGCCTTGCGACCCCATCCCCGAGGGAACGATCATTGAGTTCGTTCCCGAGCGAGATACATGGCCTTTCTGAAAAGCCAGACGCACACCAGCGAAGAAAGCGCCCTCTCGCCGCCGTAGGCGAGTTGCAACACGCCCTTTGCGCCGCAGGAGTGTAGACGCCCACCAAGAACAGAAAAAGCGCCACAGCGCCGCGAAAATGCGAAAGCGCCAGAAAACAGAAAAAGCCCCCTCGACAGGACGTAAAATCCTGCGAGGGGGCTTTCATTATGCGGGGCGGTGTTTAGATGGCGGGGCTATCAATGCTGCCGTCGTCCTCCGTATCGGTCTGAAAGTTCTTTGCCTTGGCCGCTTCAAAGGTGATCCCGCCGCGCTTGTGGTCGGATTTCGCAAGGGACAGATAGCCGTTCGCTCCGGCGATGATGATGGCCTCGCCGACGCCGGTGGCCGCAGTCAGCCACGCAGCGGCGGCGGTGTAGCCGCTCTTGATGCACAGGTACATGAGGAACAGGCATTCCTGAACGATCAGCAGACCGGCCAGCATTGCCAACAGGCACACGACCTTGCTCCACTCGACCTTGCGCTTCTTCGCGGCTCTGCGCTTGCGCTTTGCCATCAGTTCAGCCCGAATTTCTGGGCGAAGCGGTAAAGCACCGTTGCAAACTGCTCACGGGTCAGGAAATCCTGCCACATGAAATTGGCTTCACCGTTCGGAAGCGTGTTGCCGCCGACCAACAGGCCACTCTCGGTGACGAACTTCCGGCCATCCGCGCTGAAATTGCCGCAGTCATTATCCTGAAGCTCGGCACGGTAGGCGGCCATAGCGACCTTGAACATTTCGTTGAACTTATCCTGTGTCATCTCGGGCATACTTTCTTCCTCCTTGACGAGATCCCAATTTGGCCGGCCGTAACCGGCGATGTACTTTGCGTTGCGAGGGTAGCTCTTGTCGCGGACACAGCCGCCGTTCGGAACGACGCCTGCAGCGCTGGAAGTGTTACCCTCGATCGTGTAGACCCTGTCGGCGGTCACCTTCTCCACGATGCCGGTATGATACGAGGTATCGCCGCCATCGTTGGTGAAAAATATCTGATCGCCGCGCTGCGGGGTCTTGAAAAATGCTCCGGCGTTTTTGTAATAACGCATGGAGTAGGTGCAACCTGCACCGAGGCCCTTCTCCGGCTGGTAGGTCATAGCCATGCCAATCGAAAGGCCCAGTGTGTAGATGTAGCAGTAGTCCGCGAAGCAGTCGCACCAGGCATAGCCGTTCTTGGCACCGTTGTAGACTACGCCGAGGCCATCCAGGAAAGCGGCAAACTTGTTCCAGTTGTTGCTCCCGGGATTTGCCGTCTTATCCTCCAGCTGCGAGTTGGTGGCCTTTTCGATGTAGCCAATTTCGCTGCGGGCGGTGGCAAGAACACGGTCAATAGCGTTCATAGGTCATTCCTCCTTGGGGGCGGCAGGGGTTTCCTCGCTCTCACCGGCAGGCAGCGCAGCGGGCGCAGCCTCCGCCCCAGGTGTCGCGGTGGAGAGCATATCTTTCAGCTTTTTCAGCACATCGACGGCATAAGCAGTAAAGGCCGCGAGCATCGCCAGCGATACCGCCGTCATCAGGTTCACGGTCTGCCCGTCGACCTCTACCACCATCAGATCGGGGTTGAGATATCCGGCAAAGTAGACCGCGATCAGCGCCACAGCCACGACCGCGCTCTTAATGCAGCCGTTGCGGAACTTCGCCTTGTCCCAGTCTCCGGCAATGATGGCGTTGATGGAGCCAAGGGCGATGTTGGCGGCGATAAGCAGCACAAGGCCAGCAGCCAGGCGAATAATCGTCATATCCAGAACATGCATAAGTTTTCCTCCTTACTTTTTCAGCGGCAATTCATCCACAGCGGCCACAACTAAATCGGCATCGCCATTCCCGCCGAGACCGCTGTGGTAGCAGTTGTGCATAGCGTGAAACCGGCGGCGGTCATCATAGGAGATTTCCCCCGCTTTGATATATCCGCGCCCGAGATACAGGACCCGGTCAAGCAGGATCAGCCGCAGAGCTTCGGCCTGTGCCGTGTCGCTGGTCTTCAGGGCCTTTAGTTGGCCCTGGAGGTCTGCCAGCGTCTTCGACAGTTCGTCCGTCTTATCAGCTTTCGCCTCCGCACGATCCTCCTTGACAGCTTTGCGGTTTGCCTTGAACTTCCACCGCTCATTGATGCCGTTTATCACGGCGGCGCCTGCTGCTCCGCCGGCAACAGCCAGCAGAACAGAAAGCAAGATTTCACCAAAGTTCATGCTTATACCTCTCTTTGCAATGTGTAGCTTGGACTCTCTCGGCCGTTCACAATTTGGGAAGCACACATGGCGAGAGGTGCCAAATAAAACAGTACGGGATCAGCAGCCCGCTCCGACGCTTTTACGCATTGTTGATCGCCCCCTTTGCATTGGCACGAAAAAAAGCAACCGCCGAAGCGGTTGCTTTGTCGTATTATCAGCTCACCAATTCCCAGTTTGCGGGATAGGCGCTGGGGGAATATGCGTTGTTATCGCATTTGCTGCGATACACAGCTGCAGGATCTTCAGCATCAGGGTCTGTGCAGCACTCGTCCTTGGCGTAAAGCCCGCTTGTTCCGAAAGGTGCAACATAAGGCTTTGCTTTCACCGGGTTCTTGGTATGCGCAAGCCCCCAAAGCGCTCGGAGCGTCGAAGGGCGGCCGTCATAGTTCGCCGCATTGTACGGCTGGATCAATGTCCAGACCTGCCCTTCGTCCGTAACCGGCGCGCCTGCCGGCCAGCTGGAATAATCCTTTTCCGGATTGAAAGCGGGGATTTTCTCTTCCTCGGCAATGATGGCCGTGCCGTCCATGCCGGCCGACCGGCTCCGGAGGCTCAGGGCATCAGTCTTTCCCTGCGCCCGCATCATCGTCAATATCAAGTCCTGACTATTCACGCCTCGTTCACCCCCTCGTTATACGCTGCGGCCATCCGATCCCATACTGCCTGCACGTCATCCTTGCTGGCAGATGTTTCTTCCAGCGTAGTAACGCGCGACTCCAAATCCCCTTGCTCAGCCGGCGTTTCAGCCGCTTTTGCCTGGGCGAGCAGAGTATCAAAGTTCGCAAGAACATCCTCCGAAAGACTGCCGGTGTCCGCCAGCTCCAAATGATATTCGTCATACTCCCAGCCGGTAATGGTGAGACCGTCGCGTGTTTCGGAAAATTCCTGCGCGTTCTCGTAAAAGCGGACGAGGAAGAAGCCAGGCTTCTTAGGCTGCTCCTCCAGCGTAAAGGCGTTGCTGGGTGCATTGTCGCCTCTTACTCTCATTTCGCACGACCTCCTTCAGATTTCGCACCCCAATAGGGTCGATGTATTTTTCTCGGATTTTTTGGCTGTTGCAATGCTTCAGCTGCCCCGCGCGGCTCAGTAGCCCGGAGGCCTGAGCGAACGTGATGGGCTTCCCGGCATCGAGCCGCTTTTTGACGCGGCGGCATTGCCGGGTGAAGCGCAGAAAATTCCGCTTGCGCAGAATGATATGAGTGCGTGAGAAGCGGTAGCCGACCGCGCTCACCATGCGCTTCGCCGTGGGGTAGATCTGCCAGTTCGCTTTCATAGACAGACCGAGCTGCCGCTGCATAAACGCGGCAATCATCTTTCGCGCCTTATGCAGTTGCTTCTTGTTCGGCCCCAGCAGGGTGATATTGTCCATGTAGCGGGTCATGTACTTCACACCCGGCAGCGTCATGATGTACCTGTCCAGCGGCTCCAAATAGAAGTTCGCCAGCCATTGGCAGATGTAATAGCCAATGGCCAGCCCGCCGCCGCAGGACTCAATGATGGAGTAGACCGCCCGCAGGAAACGCTTGTCCTTGATCTTCCGGGCCAGCGCCCAAATCAGGCGCCTGCCGGAGATGCTGGGATAATACTGCGCGACATCCAGCTCTGCGGCATATTTCGTTCCCTTGGGGTCGTTGCGAAGTGCGCTGCTGATTTTCTTGTGGACTCGCTTCCCGCCGCGCCCGGGAATGGATGCGCAGGACCACGGGTGCATTCCACGCATGAGCACCGGCTTCATGACCGTTACCATCATCCATTGGATCACGCCGTCCGGCCAAAACGGGACCATCTTGATTTTGCGGAACTTCTCGCTGCTCTCATCGTAGATTTCGCGCACCCGTGGCTCCGACGGAACAAAGCTCTCTGTTGCAACGATCTCATAGGTCTTTTCGACGTACCCGTCCAGATCCGCCAATATGCGGGCAATATCCTTCCGGCTTTGGCGTCCTTTGGCTGCTTCCAGAATAACAGCACGAATGAAGTCCCGGTCAACCATCTTGTCATAGAGATAGCCAACCCTTTTAGGCATAGGATTTTCCTCCGTCCTTGTTTGCCTGCGAGATCGTTCGAGCCATGGCCTACTAAACCCCGTCCTATGCGGCAATATTTTCACCAAGCGGTGAGGAAAAGCCTGCGCCAATCAGAGAAAAAACAAGTAGTCGCGCGCCGACGTTGGAGTTCGAGTTCGACGAGGTGTTGTTCGCGTTGAAATTGAACAGGCCGACATTCCCAGTAGTGTTACTGTAGTTGCCGCCCACATTGAGCACACGCCAGCCTGAGTTGTAGTTGGCGTAGAGATCAAGCCCCCGGCGCATGGCGCAGACAGTCCCGGTGACTATTATACCGTCGGCTTGCCGCGCATACGAAAAAACGGGAGAAAATAACAAAATACGTTATTTTCAAAAATCGTGTCGACGGGGCTTCGCCCCGTACCCCATTCAGCTTTTGGCTTGCGCTTTTACCGTCAGCTGGTGCAGACGGGAAAGCCCCGGGGGCTGCGGCCCCCGGTCCCCCATTAGGGGTGGAAAAGGAGTCGCGCGCCGACGCCGGAGTGCGAGCTCGACGAGGTGCCGTCCGCGCCGAAATCGAACAGGCCGACATTCCCAGTAGCGTAACTGTAGTCGCCGCCCACACCGAGCACACGCCAGCCCGAGCCGTAGTAGGCGTAGTCAGGAATGTAGGTTGTCTCGCTGCCGCCGACCTCGGTCGGGAAGAAGGCCCACGGCGCCGTACTGGAAATTCCGATGGCTTTGATCCAGCCGTCGCTTTGCGTCTTCGTTCCTGCGTTCGTATAGCCGCTTGTTGTATCGTCGGCATAGTTTGCCGGGGTGGTGCAGACATAAACGGTGCCATCGGAGAAGTTGACGCCGTCGATCCACTCCCAGATGTTGCCCCACGGATTTTCGATATTGCGGTACTGAACGGCGCCGGCCGTTGTCCGGGAAGAGGCCGCTGTGCCGGTATGGTAGTTCATGCTGTCCGTGCCGCCGGTATTCGCCATAGAGCTGCTGCCGCAGATGCCTATGCCGATGACGCTCTGGCTGTTCCAGTCGGCAAATTCCACCAGGTACAAAAGCCAAACCGCACACCACGAAGCGAAGTCGTATTGCCCCCACTTGCTGCCCTTGTTTTTGGAGTTGGTGCGGGCCGTTGCGCGCGTTATATTGGCCAGCGGCTTCGAGCCGGTTTTGGAGTAATAGCCGGAGATCGTATTATAGCGGCCGACATACTTGCCGGAGCCGGGATGCTTGGTAAAGCCGCTTTTGGCCTTGTCCGCGATGTAGAAGTACCGCTTTTTGTTGGTGGCATCATCAACGATTCGGAAGTAATATTCCGGAATATAAACGGCGGTATCATAGCTGCTTCTGGAAAATCCGGACGCGCCCTTTTTATAGCTGACCGCATTGTTGATGATGTTGTACTCCTCCATGCCACTCCAGGGAAGGTAGCTGTCGAACGGGGAGCTGCCGGCGCCGGTGCCGAGCGCGGGAGAAGGCTCTGTGGTAATGTTGACATTGACCAGCCCGTTCGGGTCGCTGGTCTTAGTCAGACGGCTCAGGGTCGTAGACTGCGCGCCGTAGTTCCAGCACACGCCGAAGACCTTTACATAGGACAGCTCCAGCGTATAGTCGGTATAGGAACTGCAAGCGATGCTGCTGGTGGCTGTCTCGCCGTTCAGCGTAGCGGTGATGCTCCAGGTGCCGGTGTTCGGCAAATAGAACTTTGCTGTCCCGGTACTGGTAGCCGTGAGCGTGGTGGAGCCGTTGACCGCCTTGACGGTAGAGCCGCTGTCAATGGTCACGGTGAGAGTGCAGAACTTCACCGTGGCGGTGTAGCTGCCGCCGGAGGCTGACACCACAGCAGACACCGTGGACGAGGAGACGTTATTCTTGGTGGCCGTTACGGAGTAGGTACCGGCATAGTTGACGGTCAGCGCACACTTCCCGTTGCTGCCGCAGGTGCCGGTGTATTTCTTTGTGCCAAGCGTGGCGGTTACGACCGCACCGGATTCCGCCGTCACGGTCAGCGTGGCGGCGAAGTAGCTCAGCGTCACCGCGTACTGCTTGACCTGATCCACGGTCACGGTCTCGGTAGCGGTGGTCTGGCCGTTCAGCGTGGCATAAAGCGACCATGTACCGTAGCCAGGAAGATCGAAGGTGCATTTGCCGTCAACGCTGGTGCCGGTCAGCGTGGTCTCGCCGTCCGTGCAGGTGACAGCCGAGCCGGTGGTGACGCTGACCTCCAGCTGCGGAGCCACGCCGCCTCCCTTGGGCTTCTCCCAGGTATAGGTGCCAGTCTCATCGTCGGCGGCCGTGCAGTAAAAGGTCTGCATGGTGTCGGTGTTCAGATACGTCTGACCGACAGCGCCCTGTGTGCTGGAGGTCGGGTCGGTCGTGCCGGTGAGCGGCTTGCTGCCGTCCAGTTCCTTGGAGAGCGTGTCGAGGTCATCGGAAACACCGTCAAGGAAGGTGGCGAGCGATTCGCCGTTGTAGGTCAGGTCGGCTGCGTCGCTGGCACCGGAGAGCGTCCATTGATAATTGCCGCTGCCGTCCTTGCCGCTGCAGACGTATTCCTTGCCCGTAGAGCTGTCGTAGTAGTGCTGCCCTGCGGCACCCGCGGTCGTGGCTGTTGGCGCTCCTGAGCCTGTTGCAAGTGGATAGCCATAGTCTTTTCCGGCGACTGCCGCAGAGATATTCCCGTTCCCATCGCCCAGCAGCAGGCCCTTGACCGTGATCTTGTCCTGCTTGGTCTCTACCGCCTTGGCGATGGCGGTGGACATATCGCTCTGTGTGACACAGGCGCTGGTATCGACCGTCACCGTCCAGGTGCCGGTGTTTGAGCAGGAGATCAGCGCATAGAAGGTATAGACGAAATCCGGCGATTCCGTCTTGCTGGGGATGGGAATGCCCTGCTCCAGCTGGAACAGGGTAATCATGGTGGAGCTGCCGCCCTCCACGCTGGCCCACACGCCGTACTGATTGAGCGTATAGGCCGTGTTCGGCGCGGCGATGCGGAGCTTCAGGCGAATACCGGAAGATACCTTTTCGCCTCCCAGCAGGCTTGCCGTCTGCTTCTGACTGACAAGGGCGGTCTGTGCCATCATTGCCGCCGCCGCGACGGTACCCTGACCTGCAGCTGCGCTGTCGAAGTTCAGGGCCTTTTCATTCACCCACTCATTGAGCAGGCTGTTGCCGGCGTTGGTGATGACGCCGTTCCATGTTGCCATAGTAGGACACCTCCGTTTTAGTATCGAATGGCGGTTGCGCTGTCGACCAGCTCGCAGCCGATGCAGGCCGCGCCGAAATACTCTGTTGCCAGACCTCCGGCGTCGTAGTATTCCACCTCGTCAAGCACCGACCGCAGATTTTTATAAAAGGCAACGCGGTCGATCACGCGCTGGTGCCGGTCGGGGTCAACATCCTCATAGGTGGCGTCGATCAGCAGCTTGAAGTGGTACGGCTTTCCGCCGTATTCCCACCATTCGCTGACCTGCGTATCGGGATAGATGGCAGAGATAGCCAGCACGACCGCCGCCTTTGTGCCGAGCCTCCGGTGGACGTTCCACGAGTCCTTCAGCGTCCGGCGCTTTTCCTCCAGGGTGTAGTTGGCATCCCACCAGTCCACCTTGAAGTCATACGCCAGAATATCCAGCAGCTCGTTCGGGAGCTGGTCGATCTGCGAGTAGATATCCACGCGCCCAATCTCGTCTACGCGGTTGGCCAGCACCTCGGCGACGGCAGCAGCCAGCGCCGCCATATTGTCATCGTTGGCCAGGACTGCCGGCAGCGACGCCAGCAGATTCTCCTTCGTGATGCCGTGCGCATTATTCATCCTCGTAGCCCCCGTTCGTGGCGGTGATGGTGCCGACCGCCGCGACCTGCGGCGTCGTGTCGTCGGAGCCGTCTCGCAGCGTGGTAAAGACCGGGCTGGTCAGCGCCACGCGCTTGATGCCGGTCTGCATGAGCTTCCCGATCAGCACGGAGGGGTTGATGTCGCGCCCCAGCTTCCCGCATTGCCACGATACGAATTCGGTCACGGCCTCGTCCACCGCAGCCTTGATCTCCGTGGAGCTGAGGGCGCTGTCCTTCGGCACATAGTAGGTGAAGGTGATGTTATAGCTCACCTTCTGCGGGTCCTTGACGGAGACCTTATCCGTCAGCGGCCGCACCGTGTCATCGTTGCAGGCGGCGAGGACGGCGTTCTTGATCTCCGTTGTGGCGATGGTGCCGTCGTCCATGAGGACGTACAGATCCACCGCTCCGTCGCTGGGGCTGTTCGCCACCACGTCGGCGATCTCGGTACTGACCTGCTTGGCAAAGTAGATATACCCGCCTTTGGCTCCGGCGCAGCTGTAAGCGTCCTGACTGGCGCGCATCAACTCGTAGAATTCATCGTCGGTGGCCTCGTCCGCACCGTCGTCGCTGGCGGTGAGGTTTTCGCAGCTCTCACAGTAGTCGAACAGGTCAACGAAGGTGTTGATCTGTCCTTCCGCGTAGCCGTTGCCGACCGCTCCGGCGGTCTGGCAGCGGATCTGCACGTCGGCATAGGTCGCGCCGATGGACACATAGGCGTCCGCGACCGTCTCCCATGTCAGCGTTCCGCTGGCATCGGTGACGCGCGTACCCGCCGGAATGAGAATCGCCGTGGTCTGTGCCTCGGAGATATGGAAGCGCTCGGTGCAGACCGCCGCCTGTGCCGCCGGACGCTGCGTGACGTAGAACAGCTCGGCCAGCGCGTCCAGGTTTTCGCCCTCGGCGCGGCTGGGAATGTTCTGATTGCCGGTGTAATTGTTCAGCCCGCGCTCCTGGATCACCACGGCGGCCACGAACTGAATAAACAGCTTTTCAGGGCTGGCGGGCTTCACGCTGACGCCGGTGATTTTTTCGTAAATGGAGATCAGAAGCGCCTCCACCGTTTCGGTGTCGGTGGAAACGAACTGATATTCCGTATTTCTCTCACTCATTGATGATGTTCACCTCCACGGTAGGGATCAGCCTGCCCGGGGCGGCTTCGTTGACCTCGAAGGTCACGTTCACCACCTCGGCGCGTGGCTCATACTCCTCGACGGCCTCCTTGACCTCGGAATACATCATAGGCATTGCCACGGGCATGGGCTTATCCACAAACTTCTGCGGCAGGCCAAAGCCGCGATACAGCGGGCAGGTACCCTGCCGCGTGGAAAGGATGATCGCAATATTCTGCAAGACGGAGCGGACGGTATCAGTCTCGTTGAGCTGCACCGCGCCGATGTCCGCCGCAGTCACCTTGTAGCTCATGGCAGCTTCACCTCCTCAGATACTCTTGCAGATTGACGGTCACGGTGGCGCTGGTGACGTTGCCACGCCCGTCGTAGGTCTTCATTTTCATCTTGTGGTCGAGCACGGACCAGCGGTATTTGCCGTAGCCCTTGTTGCCGATCACCAGCGGAACGGCGATGCCGCTGCGCTCATAGTTCCACAGCTTCACGACCTCCGTGATGGGGTCGACGCCCAGGTAAGCGGAGAGTACGATGTCGAAAGACATCTTATCGGGATCAAGGCCGGTGAACTCCGTGAGGGCGTGTGTGCCGTGCCGCTGGTGGGTGGCGTACCGCGCCGAACCCGACCAGGTTACATTGTCAATCGTTTTGATGGTGCGGTCAGACACCGTGAATACGATATCGCCCAGACAGCCGACCATTCCCATAATCAAAACCCTCCTAACACAATACCGTCCCCGTTGAATATCGGCAGATACAGGCAGAGGACGCGATCGTTCACCTTCGGCATCCAGTAGGTCAGGTGCGAGCCGGGCAGATGATCGTGCGCAGGGTATTCGCCGGCCGAGCCGCCGCCCGTGAAGGTGTCCGTGATCTCATGTGTGTGCTTCGCGTCCGGCTCAATGTAAAAATCCGCTCCGTAATGCTGGAGTACATAGAGCCAGCCCGAAATGATGCCCGTGTCCTTGAATTTGACGCGGGCTTTGCGCTTTGCGCTGTCAATGGCCGTTACCGTGCCGGTCTGGACAAGCCCCGAAAGGATATTCTGTTGTTCGCCCATCAGTACCCCTCCAATGTCTTGCGCAGCTTGACCTGCGTGGTGTAGCCGGACGAGCCGACCGAATGCGCGGCCTGCTCGACTATGTATTTCCCGTCCCACGCGCCCCAGCCGGTGAGCATGGCCGTTACGCCGGCCACGATGTCCGGGTTTCCGGGCAGCGTAAAGGTGGCGGTCTTTGCGTACTTGTTGTGCAGCCGCAGATACTTTTCGGCCTTGGTCTTGGCCTCGGCCACGCTCGCCACTTTCGCGGTGATCTCCAGCTGCTGATTGTTCTTGGCCTTGTCGTTGTAGTCCTCGACCTTGACGGTGGCCTCGATGCACTTGCCCGTTCCCGGGTCGGTGTAGCTGACGCGGCAGGAAGCGTACTGCGTGCCGGCCGTTCCTGCGTTCAGCTTGTGCTTGGTGTAACTGCCGCTGCCGCGGGCGATGGTCAGCACGGGGTTTTTCTTCTCATAGTCTTCCTGGTCGAAAAGCACGATCAGGTTGTTGGTGGCTTTCAGCGAAATACCCGCTTCATGGCACAGTTTGGAAAGAAAGGCGATGTCGCTCTGTTTGCGTTGCTCCACGCGGGAATAGGATGGGTCTTTCGTTGCGAGGAACATACAAGCCATTCCGCTGACTGATGCCATTTCGTTGGCGATGCCGGAGAGCGTGTAGGACTCCCATGCCTTGGATTTCTCCGTCTGTCGGATCTGCACGCTATACGGCAGCGCCGTCGCCTTGATGGTGATGGTGTTCGGCGGGCCGGAGGCGTCAACGCTGTCCAACTCAAACTGTCCGCAGTCCAGCACCTTGTCCTTGCCGCCGCCCGTCCAGTTCTCCCGGACAAACACGGCGCTGATCTTGAAGCCCGCGCCGGAGGCGGACGAGGAAGCGGAGGCGGAAGCGTCGCCGCCCCCGCCGTCCGATTCCTTGATGTACGATGCGCTGACATAGGCGGTCTTACCGTTGTAGCTGACCTTCGCCCAGCCGTTTTCGATGCTCTCGACCTGTACCTCTGCGCCGCAGACCAGCGCGCCGTACTTGCCGTAGCTCGTACTGGGGCCGGAGCGGACGTTCAGGCCGCTTTTGGCCGTGACCTTGTAGGACTTGGCCGTACTCGCCGCCTCGCTCTTGGCAGACGCGGAAAGGCTCCCTGCTGAGGCCGCCGCGTCGATGACGTCGGTCAGCCACTTTTTCAGCCATACGTCGTCGCGGTCCTGAAGCTTCAGCTGCAGGTCATCCGTTCCGTCCTCTTCCCTGTCGGTATAGGTGGCCGACAGGAGATAGGGGCGCATGCTGCCGGTGATGTCCACTCCCTGGAAAAATATCTGCGCCGAAACGCGGCGCGCCTGATTCGGGTTGCTCATCCCGCCACCTGCTTCCACGGGGGCAGGGCGTCGCTGACATCCTCGGCGGGGTCGGGCAGCTTCAGCACGATCCCGGCCGGGAAGGTGTAATAGCTGAGGTGCTGCGGATTGAGATTCATCAGCTTATCGGTGTACGACACGCTCCCCAGCTGAGAGAAGGCGATGCTGTCCCACATATCGCCTTGAATGGTGGTATAAGTTTTGCTCATGTGAAACTCACCCTCCTCCGGTCATACTCGGCTTCTTCGATAACTTCAAGCACGCGCTCGGCAAATTCGTCGCCGTACTCGTGCAGAGCATCTACCGTCTCCGGCGATGCGCCGCCGTTGATCTGGAACACGATCTGCAGCTCCGTCGATCCAGCGCCGGAGCTTGCGCCCGGCTCCGCCGAGAGCGCACCGTCGCCGTGGATGGCGTGCAGCGCCTCCAGCAGCTGCGGGGCAAAAGTGATCGCCTGTATCTCCATGCTCTCGCGCATGGCGGCGGTCTCCTCGGCGGTCATGACCTGCTCGCCGCCGTTGAAGTAGACCAGCTCCGGGCCGTTCTCGCCGACGAGGGCGAAGCCCGGCGCGGCGGACTGTGTACCGACCGCGTAGCCCGGGATGCTTCCGGCCGTCCCCGTGCCGGAGGTAGACAGTGCGGCCTTGGCTGCGGCGGCGATGCGGTTGTAGGCGGCGGTCACCTGGGGAAGCATTCCGACAGCGCCGTCGATGAAGCCCTGAATGGTGGCCTGCGCGCTTTCCTTGGCCTCGTCGCCAAGGTCCATCGCTTCAATGTCCTCAGCAAGCGCCGTCTGCAACTCGTCCATGGTGGTCGTGAAGTCGGTTTTGAGGTCGGCCACGCTCCCCGCCGCATTCTGCTGCTCCTGCTGCAAGGTCTGCCAGTTGGCCACCATATCGGCCAGCTGCTCGTCGGTGGCACCTGCCATACCGGCGATAGCATTCACGCTGTCGGAGCTGCCGTCCGCGAAGCTGGCAATCATATCGCTCAGACCTGCGATGTCGGCGCTGCGTTCGGTCAGAGATTGCAGATTGGCGTTGTAATCCTGCCAATAGGTGATTTGGCTTTCCAGCGCGGAATTGATGCTGCCCGCGCTCGTTGCAACGACCTCTGCGGCCTCATCCCAAAGCTGGTACTGTCCGGATATGCTCTCGTATGCCGCGCTGTACGCCTCGGTGTAGGACTCCACAAGGGCGCTGATCTTTTCCTGCACGCCGGAGATGGCGGCCTGGAACTCGCTGGTCTGCGCGGCCGCTTCTTCGGATGCGCCGTTACCCTCATTCATGGCATCGGTCAAATTCTTGACCGCCTCTTCCGCAAGAGAAATTTCCGCCTCTGCGTCAGCAACAGCATCCGCGTCTTCTTCCATCGCCTTGTTGTAATTCTTGATGGATTTTTCAGCCGCCCAAATCTCGTCGTTGGTATCGTAGATAGAGTTTTGCAGGTCGTAGTATTCCTGCGAGAGGAAAGCAGTTGCATCGGTGTAATAGCCGTACTGGTCATAGTAGGCATCCGCCTGCTTCTGCGCGTCCGCATAGAGTTCGTCCATGCGGGCATAAGTATCGTTCAGCTTCTGCTGCGCGGCCTCCAGATCGTACTGCGCCTTGGTAAGCCCGATGCTGTTTTCCTCCGCCTCGATCAGCACAGCGGAATACTGGGAGTACAGCTCGGTAAGCTGATCCTGATAGGCCTGCTGCATGGCGTTTTGTTTCCACGCCTCGGTGTTGGCGCGGAGTGCTTCGGTACCGCCGTTAATGGTATCGGTCTCCAGGTCGATATAGTCGGCCAGCTCCGGTACCACCTGACAGAGCAGCGCAAGGGTGTTGTGGTACTGCCTGTGCTGTTCGTCCGTGTTCAGACCGGCAGCTTCCAGCTCTTCCAGCTTGCCGATGTAGGTATCTGCGACGCCTGCCGCCGCCATGGTGGAGGTGACGGTTTCGTCATAGGTAGCTTTGGCGTCGTCCATCGCCTCCCGCATACCGCGGGCAGCTTCGGTCAGCTCCTTCACGCTGGGTACGGCTTCATTCGACGCGGCGGTGGCAAGAGCGACGACGCCCGCCGTGATAGCGGCCACAGCTGCGGTAACGCCCATGATGACGTTGACGCCGGGGATTGCTGCCGTGAGGATGGCGCTGGCTGCTGCGGCTACCTTCGCGGCTACCGCATAGGCGGCAAGCGCCGCCACGACCGCGCCGATCACGCCCACAAAGGCGGTGATGGCGTTGACCAGCGCCGGGTTTTTCTGAATGAACGCCGTAATGCCGTTGAGGACCTTTGTGCCAATGCCGTAGGCCTCGCTGAGCGCGGGGGTGTAGGCATCGCCGATCGCCACTTTGAGATTGTTGTAGGCGTTCTGCATCATGGTCAACCGGCTTTGCGCGGTGGCATATCGCTTGTTGGCCTCGTTGGTGAGGGCGGTATTTTGCTGCCATGCGGTATTGGCGGTGTTCACTGCGCTGGTCATCTGATCCGCGGCCAGGCCCAGGGATTTGAGCATATTGCTCTGCCGGATGCCGGTCAGACCGAGGTCTTCCAGCACAAGGACGGTACTCTCGCCCTGCTCGTCCAGCTTACCCAGCCCGCCGATGAAGGAGGTCAGGGCGCTCATGGCGTCGTTCTTCCATGCGGTGGAGAATTCTTCGGAGGACATACCCGCGATACGGGCGAACTCCTCAAGGTCATCTCCGCCCTTTGCAACTGCCTTTTCGATGGCGTTGAGCGTCTGGGTCATGGCGGTACCGCCCGCCTCGGCTTCGATGCCGACAGAGGACATCGCCGCCGCCAGAGCCATAATCTCAGGCTCGGTCAGTCCGGCCAGCTTGCCCGCAGACGCCAGGCGCGTACCCATCGCCACGATCTCAGATTCTGTCGTGGCGAAGTTGTTGCCGAGGTCGACGATGACGGAGCCGAGCCGCCCGTAATTGTCCGTCGCCATGCCGGTGATGTTGGCGAAGCGCGCAAGGGCGGTCGCCGCCTCGTCCGCCGTCATGTTGGTGGCGGTGCCGAGCATGGTCATAATTTCGGTGAAGTCCAGCAGGACGTCCTTCTGAATGCCCAGCTGTCCGGCAGCCTCGGCAACTGCCGCGATCTCCTCAGTAGTGGCGGGGATCTCCGTGGACAGTGCCTTGATGGAGTCCGACATCGCCGCCAGCTCCTCGTCGGTGAGGTCGGTGGTCTTCGCAACACCGGTGATGGCGCTCTCAAAGTCCATCGACGCCTGCGCACAGCTGGCGAAGTATTCGTAGATTTCTTTCAGGGCGACGGCGATGCCTGCGGCCACGATGGCCTCATGCACCTGATTAAAGGCCTGCCCGGCCTTATCGCCGAAGGTCATAGCCTTGTCCGCCGCTTCGCCCTGCTTCTTTTTCAGATCGTCGATTTTGCCGGAGAGCTGTTCGGAGCTGTGGGCAAGGTCATCGGTGTTGACGCCGGCCTCTTCCAGCGCCGAACTCAGCTCGTTCAGCTTTGTGGTCTGTTTTTCCAGCGAGGCAGAGGTCTTGTCGATCTGAAGCTGCTTTGCCAGCAGCTTGTTCTTCATGTCGGCGGACTCGTTGCCGGTCTCCTCCATCTCCCGCTGGATATTGTCATACTGCTGCTGCAGCATTTCCAGCCGCTTCCGCGTTGCTTCCACGGCGGCCTGCTGCTTCTGAAATGCGGAAATATCCGCCTGTGTCTTGGAGAGGGCCTGGATTTCCTTCTGCATGGACACAATTTCCTGCTGAGCGGCCTTGAAGGTCTTGCTGTAGCTGCCTCCAAGCTGTGCGTTCAGCTGGAATAGCATCTCATACTCTTTGCGGCCTGCCATAGACGGCCCTCCTTTCAGATTATTTCTGCTTGCGTCTTTCCCGGGCTTCTTTCACAAGCTGATTGCTGACCTTGATCCACTTACACAGGGATGGCAATGGCAGCGACAGCCAGTAGGAAACGGGGGTCTGATTGGTTTTTGCCATAGTAAGGCATTGCCTGCGGAGCCAAACGCCGCCGTCGCCGGTTACAGCTCCGATGCCAGCAAAAAAGAGCGGGCCTTGCCTCTGACGCGGTTAAACTCGAAAATCGGCAGAGCGCGCAGGGCGTCATCGCCGATACGCCGGGGGTGGCCGCTGGCGTCAACAATGGTGTTGGTGCAGGCACGCGCCGCCATGCGCACGAGAAACTGTCCGGAGAAGGTAGGCGAGATGGTAGGCTTACCGATGGCCTGAAGCTCGTCCTCGATGGCGAGAGCATCATCACCGGTCAGCCCCTCAAAGTCAAAGTTCAGTTCGTCGAAGGTCTGCCCCTCATAGGTGAAAGGCTTTTTCAGCTTGAGAGTGTAGTTGCCCTCACTCTTCTTGGCCTGCGCCTCAGCCGCCGCGTACTCGTCATGGTCGACGGTAGAGAAAGCATCAGCGGGGACAAAAGTCTTGTTGGTATCAGCCATGATAAAAACTCCTTTCAAATCTCAAAAAGATGCCCGGAGCGGATCTCCCGCCCCGGGCGTTGTTCGTGTTCTTACATGCCGAGCGCCTTACGGACGTCGGCCAGGTAATCGGTGCCGTTGACATAGCAGATGAAATTCAGCTGGTCGACCTCGCGCACCTTCTTGCCGTCGATGTAGGTCGCCCAGTAGCGGACAGCGTACTCGCCGGAGCCGTTGGAGGGCGCTGCAGGGGCAACGGAGCCGCCCTTGTCGCTCTTGGGGATGACCACAAGAATGTGCTTGACGGCGCGCACGACCACCTTGCCGGCCACAACGTCCTCGTCCTGCTGTGCAACGCGCAGGTCGATGGTGTGGCGGCGGGGTTCGGAGAGCTTCACGCTCTGGTCGGTGACGGTGCGGAAGTTGAGGCCCAGCGTCATCGCGTCGAAGTGGCCGAGAATGACCGACTCGACATTGCCGGCAATGCCGGCGCCGGAGATGGACTGCGTCAGCGCGGTCAGGTCAGGAAGGGTTGCCTGAGCCATACCGACATACTCAACAGAGTCTTCGTAGACCTTGAAATTGATAATGCTCTGATCCATGATTCAAACCTCCTTTTAGCCCTGCAGGGCGCTGGTGACATAGCTGGCGTCATACTCCAGCACGAAGTCGATCTCCTGAGCGGGAGAGGGCGGCGTCATGTAGACATGGAGCTTGATAATGCCGGCCATGAGGTTGGTCAGCGGGTTTTCGCTCTCCAGCATCTCCACGCGAGCGCCCAGGAGGTAGCCCATGCCCACCAGACCGTTGAGCCAGATGTTGGCGGTGTCGAGAACGGTGTCGATCAGGCGGCGGTTCATGGGCTTGTCCAGCTTGCTCCAGAAGGTCTTAACGAGGGAGTTGCCGACCCAGCCGAACATACGGCTGACGGGGATAAAATAATCCTTGACGTCGGTGTTGGAGGGATAGCAGGCGGTATAGTTACCCCATGCCACCCAGCCGCTCATGAAGTTCAGCGCCGTGTCCACGCCGATGCCGTTGAGATAGTTGGCCTGCGCCAGCGTCAGGTTGACCTCGGTGCCGTCCTCCAGGCAGAGGCCGTCGCACTGCAGCCCCTTGTTGGACGGGGACTCGTAGGGGCAGCCGCCGTTGTCGGTGTCGATCTGCGCCATCAGGCCGGCGAGCTGGGTGGACATGTGGAACTTGTACTCGCCCAGCTTCAGCATGGGCCAGAGGGCGATCTCGTCCTCGTCGGAGATATTGGCGGCGTTCTTCTTGGTGAGGACGTCGGAATAGGAGCGTGCGCCGGAAGCGCCGCAGTCGATGTCGATCAGCGCCTTGGCACGGAACAGGCCGTTGATATTGCCGGCCTTGGCGGTCATCGCGGCGGCTACGGTGGACTGCTGGGAATAGCCGGGGGCGCACAGCAGGTCAGGAACAACACCCAGCAGGGTCAGGCACAGCTCCACATTTTCCATCGCAGAGGCGATGTCGGAGGTGGTAACGACGGACGCCTTGACCTTGTTGTAGGCGATGTTTACCTGCTCAGCGGAATAGGCGCTGCCGGTGGACAGCAGCTCTACCACCAGATGCTCACCGCTGTAATAGGCGTTGTAGTCGGTGCCGGACACATAGGCTGCGCCGGTGCCGCCAGCCGCCTTAACGACCAGCGCAGAATCATTGATGGCTTCGACAGGCAGCAGTACCTCGTGATTCGTCACCGCCATGTCAGAGGCAGCAGACGCTTCCTTTGCGGTGCTGATGTCGAGGACGTTGCAGAAGATGACAGGCTGGCAGGCGAACAGTTTGAAGTGCGAATACATGAATTCGCAGAGCGTGTAGGTAGCCCAGTCATCGGAATAACCCAGCTTCTCCACAGCCTCGGCCCAGCTGGTGCAAAGGACAGGAGTGCCGGCGGAGGCAGGCTTGTCTGCCACCTGAACAGGAGCCAGGCCGACTACGAAGGGAATGCCGGACTCCGCCACGACAGGGGTACTGACGCTGGTTGCCAGCTGAGAAACATATACGCCGTGGTTCATTGAAAATTCCTCCTTACTTCATGCCCTTGGCCAGCTTGTGATAATTCACATACAGCAGGTTGCCGGGCGTTTTGACTTTGATACGGTCGGTGGGAAGCGTTTCGTCGCTCACCACCAGCGACGCGATCAGCGGGTACTGTGCGATCACAGGGGCGAGGGCGTCAAGGACTTCCTTCCGGCCGCCGCGATAGATGGTGCCGCGCTGGATCACGCCCATCATGGTCGGCCCGAGATAGACGCAGAAGCTGCCGCTGTCGGCAGGCTTCTTCAGCGCGGCGGGCTTTTTCTTTGCCGCCTTGGGCGCGGCTTCGGCGGTCTGCTCCGCCGTGTCGATGATTTTTTCGCTCATAAGTTAACCTCTCTTTCCACGGGGGGAAGTATCCATGTGGAGATCATTTCTCCCACGAAATAGGGGGCGGTGTCATCGGGATAGACCAGCACCTCAAGCCCTGCTTCCAGATCAAGGGTGAACTGCTCTCCGATGACGACCTGCCGCAGCAGCGCCACGCGGATGCGCTCCATGAGGTTCAGCAGCATCAATCCGCCCTCCTGCTCGTCATCGTTATAGACGCAGCAGATGGAGCGCACCTTTGCGCTGGAGGTCACGCGCTGTCCCTGCGGCTGCTGATCCATGCCGGTGATGATCTGGTGCAGCACATAGGGGGCTTTCTTGGTGGCGGAAGTTCCGTCAGGCAGGCGCGTCAGGTAGACGTCGGCCGGGCGGTAGCCCTGCTCCGTGTCTCCCTTCTGCATTCTGGTCGGCATGATCAGGTCGGCGGTGGCCTCCTTGGTGAAGTCCCGCAGGCGTTCCAGCAGAATAATTCTCGTCATAAATCAGCCTCCCCATCCGTTCAGTACGCGCAGTATTTCATGCTCGATGCGCTTTTCGTAGGTGTCGCGGATCGTCTCGTCCATCTTCTCGATGACCTCTTCGTTCCGCATCATATGGCCGGTGGACGGGCCGAACTTCTGCTCCACGGGAAAGCGGGGCGCGCCGACGCGCTCAAATACGGCGGTCGGGCCGAATATCTTTGCCACGAAAGCGTGCTGCAAGGTGGCGGCTCCGCCGTTACGCTTGACCTGCGTCTGAACGGTGCCGTCCCGGCTGTAGGTGGTGTTGAAGGTCAGCAGCGGAAGGACGGTGCCGGAGAAGCTGATGCTCATACCCATCACGCCCCCTGCGCCGCCCGTGATGTGGCTCTTGGAATGGACGTTGCGCATGAAATCGCCCTTGTTGATGGTGTACTCGGCGGCGGCGAACTGTCCGGCGCGGGTCTTGGCTGTGTCTCCGGCGCGTTTCAGCGCGGAGAACGCCGCCTTGTAAACGCCGCCCGGCACGTTGTGCAGCAGCTTGTTCACGCGCTCCAGGCTGTCGTCGCCGACCTCGTTGACGCGGATAAAGCTCATTCGTCAACCGCCTCCAATTCCACGCGGAGCATACCCATCTCGCAGACCGAAGACGCGACGTAGAACTCGCGGAAGAAGCCCCCGCCGCCCTCCTGGTCGTTGATCCGGATACGCTGTCCCCGCTCCGGCTGCGCCCCGCCGAGATCGGACAGGGCGCAGTGGAGAACGGAAGAGACGATGTAAAGCCCCTGGGCATGGTCGCTCATCAGCTGACGGCGATCCTTCTCCTTCAGACCGGAGAGGACGATGGGGATATCCTCGTAGGTCGCCCCATCATACTTGACGGTGCGCTTCTCTGCGAACTCGTCACAGTTGAGGAACACGCCGAAGTTGTCGCGGGCGACCATATCCTTGAAGCCGCTCATACCACAGGAGCCTCCGGCGTCAGCACAGGGGGCGCTTCGCCGTCGTCCACGCCGTCGTCGTCCTCGGCGATCGCGTCCTCCAGCGGAACATCCGTAATGGCGGCGATCAGCTGCGCCTTGGTCTTGAGCTTAGCGGTGTCGATACCCATCTCCTTGGCCAGCTCCGTGAGTTTGGCGTTGGTCAGCGTTTTGAGCTGCTCGGGGTCAAGATGGGCGCTTTCCGCGTCCTCTGCGCCCTCGTCGCTGTTAGATGGGTCAGCGCCAGCCCCGCCGCCGTCCTCGCCCGTAGGGGGCGTTGCAACGGCGGGAGCGGGCGTTTCCTCGGCGGGGCGGGCGACACACAGGGCAAAAAGGCGCTGCGCCTCCTCTTCGGAGACCTCACAGATACCGCCGCGGTCGATGGGAATGGGGTGCTTCGAGCCATCCGGTCTGTAGCCGTATGTGCCGCAGATGATCTCAATTTTCGTCATAGCAGTCTCCTTTCCGTGCCGGGTCAGGACACCACTTCGGCCGCGTAGATGTACGGGCAGTAGTTGTGGGGAGCAGCCAGCGGACGCGCGCCCAGACGCAGCTTGCGGATGTCCGCCTCCTGGTTCAGAGAGAACTTCGGAACGCGGATCGCCGCATGGGACGCGAACTCGGTGGAGCCGTAGTCGATCTGGGTGATCTGGCCATACATCAGATGGCCGCAGCCGGGGGCGGTGACCATGGCGGAGGTGGCGGGGAAATACTTCTGCTCCGCGCCGCTGCCGTCGATGTAGGTTTCGTCTACGGAGATCAGGTTCAGCTTGAAGCCGCCGAAGTTCAGCGTACCCATATAGACCACGCCATCGTAGCGGCTGAGTTCCTGGTCGATGGTACCGATGATGATGCCGCTGTTGCGGTCGAGCAGCTTCTGCACCTTCTCCATGTCGAGGATCGCGTCGGCTGCGTCAGAGCCGAGCACCAGGTCAACCGCGCGCAAGCCGCGCTTAGAGAGCTTGCGGCACATCGCCTTGACGTCGCCGAAAAAGTCCCCGCCGGTGGCGTTCCACTTGGTGGCCACGGTATAGGTGTGATCGCTGGCGTCATCGAAAAACTTGACATACAGCTTCTCGCCCTCGGTCTTGTCGTCGATGTAGGTCTGCATGGTGCAGGCGTTGTTGATCATGGTCTGCGCGCACATCCACTCCTCGCGGCGCACGATGCGGCGGTCCATGTCGGTCAGGTCACCCAGCTGCAGACGGGCCGCGCGCTGGGCGGGGGTGCTGTTGGCGTAGATGGCCTCGCCGAAGCCGCGCTTGCGCAGCTCGTCCAGCGTCAGCAGGCGGGACGGAGCGATAAACGCGGGCTGATACTCGTGGATCTCGTAGCCGCGGCGATCCATGGGGATATCGCCGGCGCGGGCGGAGACGAACGCGGCCATCTTGCGGTCGCCCTTGCGGTACTCGGTCAGCACCTTGTCGCAGGCGAAGATGTCGCCCTCCCCAGTGGGGAAGTAGCGGTCCTTGAAAAAGGTCTGCTGAGGAACGATCTCCTCGGTGATCGCCATCAGCACATAGGTGTCAAAGAAATTCAGTTCAGCAGCCATTGTTTATTCCCTCCTTAGTTGGCAGCGGCAGCAGCCTTGAAGACGATGCCGCGCATACGCAGGTTGTCCTTATCGCCCTCGGTGATGGTGTAGCTGGCCGTGACCGTCACCTTGCCGATGTCGAAGCAGCCAGCGGTGTAGACAGCTACCTTCTCGTCGGCAGCGGTGCCGACCTCGATGTCATCACACAGAATGCAATCGGGGGTCAGCGTTTCGTTGCTGACAGCCGCAGTACCCAGCACCACCAGCTTGCCGTCGCCGGCCGTGCCGGAGGACTTGGCGAGGATGGTGCCGCGCTTGAGCGTGGCCGCAGCGGACAGCTTGCGGATAACGCCGCCGCGCACTTCGGGCGCGGGCTTGATGTCGGTGATCAGACCGTCAAAGGTCATCTCGCCGAGCTTTTCACTCAGATTGATCATGTTCTTAGCCCTCCTTCTTCTTGCCCAGCAGGTCAGCGACCATGCTCCGGGCGTTGGTCATGCGCGCCTCGGGGGTGTCGTTCTTCTCGCCGTCTTCGCCCTCGGGCGTTTCGACTGCGGGGGCAGGAGCGGCAGGAACGCCCTCGGCGCCGGATTCCTCGCCGTCATCTTTCAGATCGGCCAGAAACTTCTTGCCCTGCTTGGCGGCGTTCTTGGCCGCTGCCATCAGCAGGTCGGCAGCAGAGCAGGGCTTGTCGCCGTACTTGGCCTGCTGCACGTCCGTCGCGTCGAGCAGACCGGAAATCTCGTCGATCTCCTGCATACGCGCACGCTCGGCCTGGATCGCGGTGTTGACCGCCTCAGTGTGATCGACGGAAGCGCGGGCGTCGGCCTCCACCTGGGCGATCTCGTCCGGGTACTTTGCCCGGAGCTCTTCCTTAGTCATGGAAATTCCTCCTTCATCGCCGGTGACTTCCGGCTTGTTTTTATCTGTCTCAACCGGGGCGGAGGCCTCGGGTGTGACCGTGGGAATGTTGTCCGGCGCAAACATGCCGGGGGCAAGGTGCATCTGCCGCCCGTTCACGAACAGGCTGCGCCCGTCCGCGCTGGCGGCGATGCTGGTCGGCTCCGCGTCCTCGATCAGTTCGTCCGCAAAGCCCTTGTCGATGGCCTCGCGGCCTGTCATATAGGTCGTGTCTGCCATCATGTGGGAGATCACCGTGGCTGACAGCCCGGTCTTGCGCGTGTAGACCTCCATCTGCATCTTGTCCCACGCTTCCTGCTGGGTAGCCTGTTCCCGCAGCTCGTCAGCGTTGTAGCCGCCCCACAGGAAGGTCCAGCATTTGTGAATCATGATGAGGCTGGAGGGATTGACCCTGACCGTATCGCAGGCGCACATGATAAGACTGCCGCCGCTCATGGCAACGCCGTCCACGATGCAGGTAAGCTTCGTGCCGTTCCGCGCCAGCTCCCGCAGGCGGTTGTGGATCATGTTGGACGCTCCGGCGTCGCCGCCGTAACTGTTCATGCGGATAGTGATGGACGTGCAGCCGGAGATCTGCTTGAGGTCCTCCAAAAACTCGGAGAGCAGGATATACTGCCCCTCGACGGGCTCGCCCCACCAGTTCGTGGGCTGCTCCTCGTAGATGTCTCCATACATGGTGATCTCGGCATAACTGCCGTCCACCGTGGCCATCGTATAGACCTTTTTCGAGATGCTGACGGCGGGAGACTTTCGCCCAGCTCTCTTTGCCGGAATACTCATGCGCATTACCTCTTTTCTTTCCAGATATCGCTTGACGGAATGTAGGGACTGTTCAGCCACTCGCGGATTCCCGCGCGGCAGTTCTCGTTGCAGCGGCGCTCCATGTTCTTCGGGCAATAGGCGCAGTAGTCGCTTGCATAGTTCCAGATGGCGAGCGCCATGCTCCGCACATTCAGGCTCTGCAGATGCTCGAAGTTAGTCTTCATCGCCGTCACCTTCTTTCGGCGATGCCGATACAACGGTGACCTTGTTGCCTCCTGCCTGTGTCAGCAGCTCGTTTTCACGCTGCAGCTGCTCCACGTTCTCCTCCCAGTCGCCGCCGCTCATTTCGCGGCTGACCTGCTCGTGGGTCTTGATGGCGTTGTCGATCAGCATGAGGGCGGCTTCCGCCTCCTTCTTGGGGTCAAGGCTGCCCTGCACGGGGCCGATCCAGCGCGCGCCGCACCATGCCTCCCGCACAAGGGGGTCCGTGAAGAAGCCGGGGGCGTTGATGCGCCCCAGAGCGACCGCTTCGGCCAGGAACATCTCATAGACCGGCTGGCAGAAGTCGTCCACAAACCACTTCCGGCGCATCTTGAATGCCTCCCACGCCTCCAGCAGCGCGCCTCGGCTTGCGGAATAGGAGCTGTTGAACTCCTTGATCAGCACATCGTAAGGCAGCTCTAAAGCTGCGCCGACCAGCTTACACAGCGTCTTGACAAAGGTCTCAAAGCCAGCGGTGGGGATGTTCGGATTGCCGAAGTTGACCTTTTCCCCTGGGGCGAGGTGCGTCACCGTACCCGGTCCCATCTCGTACTCGTTGTCATCATCGGAGATGTTGTTCGCCATCGGTCCGCCGTCCGCGTTGACCTCGGCGGGGACGCCGGCAATATCTCCTGCGCCTACCTCGTTGAAGGGTGTATCGGAGGGGTCGGTCTCCGTTTCGATCCACGCGGTGAAGAAACTTTGCACCAGCGCCGCCATCAGCTCGGATTCTGTATAGCGCCGGAGCTGGAGCAGCGGCTCGATGACCTGCGCCAGGTACGGAACACCGCGGTACTGGTCCGGGCGCTCGCTGTCCATGATGTGGAGAATGTTCGGCAGGCCGGTCTTGGCGCCGTAGGCCTCCACGCGCTGCCACTTCTGCGGCTCGCTGGTGATCTGGTGCGGGTAGGTGTTGCTGATGTGATAGGCGACCACGCGGCCGTTGCTGTCCACCTCCACGCCGTCGTAGACCTTGTGGCCTGCGCCAGGCTTTCCCTCGGGGATCTTGCCCTCCACGAAGCCGCCGATGGTGACACCGCCGCCATATTCGCTTGGCGTGCAGGCGCGGTCCGCCTCCACGATGTGTAGCCGCAGGGTATAGGGGTTTAGTGGTGTTGCCGGGTATCGCTTGACCAGCGCGAACACGTCGCCGCTGAGCAGCCACGACTTCAAGGCGAGCTGCTGCAAGCTCTCAAAATTGTTCAGCCCCAGCGCGTCGCAGTTCTGCTTTTTCCCGGCCCACAGCCGGAATTCCATCTCCGCCGTGTGCTGCCACTTCTTCGCCGCCTCCGGGGAGATGCCCAGCACCTCGCGGTCTACGGATGCCTTGAGCGTCAGCCCTGTTCCGATGACCTTGGTGCGGTTGGTATTGATTGCCGCCGTTGCCACAGGAGCGGCCATATAGAGCATTCGCGCTCTCTGCCGCAGGGTGGCGTTATTGCGGTTGATGTCCTCATTGGGAGCGCCGCTGTCCGGAACAAATCCCTTGAGCGCCCGCCGCGTCAAGCTGGCCCCGGCCTCGCTGTACCCCTTCGCCTGCGGCGCTGCTGCGCGGCGGCGGTTTTTCTTATTGCTCAATGCTTATCGCCTCCCGTTTTCGGAAATAAAAACAGGCGGCCCGGCGGCGAAAGGAGCAAACTCCGCCAGGCTGCCTGTGCAAAAAGCCCTTTCGGGCGCTTTGCCGGTATCATTTTCGTGGCCCCACGAAAAAGGTCACCAGTCGCGGGGAACGATGCCGAAAGCCTTTCTTGGCTTGCGGCCGTTCAGCTCCGCGAGCAGTTCGTCGACCTTCTTCTCCGCGTCCTCGATCTCGTCCTTCAGATCAGGCAGGTCGAAGCGCGTCAGCTCCCGGTCGTCGATGACATAGCTTTTCACGCCGCCGTCCACAAGGGCCAGATACGCGGCGCGCAGTTTGGAAAGGGCGCTCTGCCAGAAGTCCAGCCGCGCCCGCAGTTCAACTTTATCCATATCGGACACCTCACCAATCATCGTAGTATTTCTTACCGCTCCTGCGCTTCGGTCTCTGCCTGGCGGCGGGAGGCGGCGTGACAGGCGTTGCAACTGGGGTGGGAGCGCGTTTGCCGCCCGCCTCCTTTAGCCGCCTGTCTATCTCGTCCAGGTTCTTAGGCAGCGCCTTGAACGCCGCCAGCGCATAGTTGCGGCAGTCCAGCGCCTCGTTGCGCTCGTGGCCGGGGATCTTCTTCCACTGCCACGGCTGCTTTTTGTTGGGGTCGTAGACCTTGACCTCGGAGAGCAGCCCCGTAAAATAGCCGGAGCCGTAGTCATCCCGCTTGGGGAAGTGGCAGTATTTCGCTCCCGGCGTCTGTACGCGCAGGTTGTCCATGATGACCTCTTTGCCGGAATCAACACCGATCTGGTACTGCCAGCAAGTGCCGACCGTCGTCTGCTTGATGATGATCTTCTGCTTTTTCGGCGGCGCGGTGTAGGGCTTATCGCTGCCGGGCATGCCCTTAATGCAGAACACCTTTTTGCCAAGTCGCGCCCGGCATTGCATGCGGACCTCCTGTGTGAAGTGTCCGCCCTCGTCCACAAAGGACATTGACATTTTCAGTCCCACGCCGTTCTCGAAGCGCAGAACGCGGTCAAATACCAGCTCGTCCAGCTGCGCCCATACGGCATCATCATCGGGCCGCCCCATGACGATGCCCTTCTCAATGCCCCAGGTTTCTCCAAAGTGGCCGTGGCCGACGATCTCGTATTCCATGCGGTCGTCCTGTGTATCGACGCCGGCCGTCAGAACAAGCACGCCCTCCGGCAGCTCGGCGGGGTATTCCTCCCGGCGCGCCATCAGACTGTCCTCGTCCTCCAGGTCGCCGCGATCCTCCCACAGCTCGCCGAAGCAGGTGTTGTAGACGACCTGCATCTTGCGGGTGCTGCCGATGGCGTTCAGGTATTTCAGAATGATGGATTCCCAGCTCGCCCACTGGCTGACAAAGGCGTTCAGCCAGAACGAGCGCGTGCCCTGCTCATAGGCGGCGGGGTTGTCCGCCTCCCATCTTGCCGGGGCGCGCTTCATTTCCGCCTCGGTGGAGATGCAGCCGCAGCCGGGACAGGCATAGCAGACGCTGCGGACCTTGTAGGTCTTTTTCCCTGCGACGATGATCTCGTCGTGCTCAAAGCGGATGTCCGCCCATTGGATCTCGTGATACTCGCCGCAATGAGGGCAGCGGGATTTCCACCGCTCCATCGTGCCGGTCGCGTAGGCGGCTTCAATGGCGCTGGCGTTTTTGACGGTGGGCGTGGACACCTCACCGCTTTTCGCGTTGTAGAATGTTGTCTGCCGCGCCATCGCCAGATCCCACGGGTCGCCCTCGTTACCGGCGGACAGCGCCCAGCGGTCGCGCTCGTCGCCCAGCACATAGCGAATGGGCTTTGACGCCAGCGCGTGGGCCTCGGTGGAGCCGCACATCGTGAGGATGCCTCCGGGGTAGGTCTTTTGCAGAATGGTGTTGCCGCTGTCGCGGCTCTTTGGATCGCTGACCTTCTTACGCAGCGTGGGGCAATCGCGGATCATCGGCGCGATGCGGAGCTTGGAATACTCCTTTGCGTCAATGGTGGTA